TTTTCCGTTCCTTCACCTGCCTGCTTTCCCAGTTCGTTCTTCAGCATCCGCTTCGGACGGAGGGCCTTCATGGCCGCCATGCCGTTCTCCCAGTCCTTCTTCAGCAGGTTGGTGTACACGTCCTTCTGGTCGGCACCGATGCGCCCGTCCTTCACGGCTTCATCCACCGCAGCAGTCACGCGGGCAGCCTGTTCCTGCTCCAGCTGTTCCTTCAGCTGCTTGTTTTCCGCTTCCAGGTCTTCGGCTCGGTCGGCCAGGGAGACCGTTTCGGTCAGCGCAGCCACCGCAGCGGACTCGTCCGAACAGTTGGCGAAGCGCGGAATCTTTTTAAAATCTTCCAGTTTCATCTCTATTTGGTTTTGGGGCTGTTGCCTGAAAGGCTTCAGCCGGTTAGTAAAAATGCGGTAGATGTCATCGCTGGTGCTGCCTTCGGGAACCGTCTCTTCCACATCGTAGATGTTGTCGGCCATTCCCATGGAGTAGGCTTCCGCGGCCGTGATCCAGTGGTCCTTCCCGTCGAAGTAGGCCGCCTTCACCTCTTCCTTGTCGCGGTGGGTGCGGTCGGCGATGATTTCCCCGATGGTATCCTCCAGGCCCTCCAGCTCCCGGATCATGTTGCGCAGGTCCTCCTTGTTGCCGTAGCATCCGCCGCTCACGTTGTGCAGCATGATGCGTGCGTATCGGCTCATCTCCACCCGCCGGCCGCAGAGGGCGATGACACCGGCAATGCTGGCGGCAATCCCGTCGATGTAGATGGTCACGTCGCTCTTGCAGCGGCGGATGGCGTTGAAGATGGCAATGCCCGGATAGACTTCCCCTCCCACGGAATTGATGTGTATCTCGATATGGGGATACACCGATTCCAGGTAGTTGAGCTCGTCCACGAACTGCCGGCTCGAAACGCAGCCCTCATCCCCTTCGTCGCTCACCTCCCCGTACAGCAGGATGCTTACTCTATCGTCGTTCAGTACAGATTTGAATACGTTCATTTTGCTATTTTCTATGTTCTTGCGGGTTTCCCTGGGGCGAAATTACAGCGGGTGTGCAAGCCTGGCAAAAAAGTGTGCAATCTTTCCGCACAGGTAGGTAGGCATTACCCCGTTTTTCCGCACTCCCCCCGAAACTCCCTAATTTTGAACCCATAATCAAAGGAATCACATGGCAGAACTTACATCACAACAGAAAAGGGAATGGGCCCAGTCGCTCTTCCTGAACGACAACCTCACCCAACAGGAGATTGCCGAAAAGGTGGGGGTTACCCGCCAGACGGTTGCCCGCTGGTCGAAGGACGGGAAGTGGGAGGAATACAAGGTAGGGGTCACGCTGACCCGCGAACAGCAGATTGCCTCCCTGCACCGCCAGGTGGCCGAAATCAACCGGCTCATCGCCGAGCGGGAGGAAGGCCACCGCTTTGCCACGGCCGCCGAAGCCGATACCATCAACAAGCTGAGCACCGCCATCAAGAAGCTGGAACAGGATGCCAGCGTGTCCGACATCATCTCTGTCGGCATGAAGTTCATGAACTGGCTGCGCCCGTTTGACCTGGAGGAATGCAAGAAGTACTCCAAGCTTTGGGATGCATTCATTAAAGACAATCTGTAGCCATGGCCATACTCAGACAGAAAGACCGCGACGCGTTGAAGGAATGGGAAGTGTTCCATGAAGCGTTGATGCGTGCCAGTACCGACCGGGTGAATCTAACGCAGGCGGAAATAGCCAGGGAACGTGAACGGCTGGAGAAGGACCCGGTTGCCTGGATCCTCTTCTTTTTCCCCGACTATGCAGCCTACGAGTTCGCCCCGTTCCATCTCAAGGCCATCCGCCGCTGTACGCAGCACGACGAATGGTACGAGGTGCTTTCCTGGGCGCGAAGCCTGGCCAAGTCCACCACGGTGATGTTCATCGTGCTCTACCTGGCACTGACCGGCAGGAAGAAGAATGTCATCATGGCCAGTGCCACCCAGGACAGTGCCGTCCGCCTGCTGGCTCCCTACAAGGAGATGCTGGAAAGCAACGGTCTCCTGCGGGCCTATTACGGGTCGCAGGTCGTGCTGGGCAGTTGGTCGGATGAGGAGTTCGTGGCCAAGTGCGGGTGCTCGTTCCGTGCCGTCGGTGCAGGCAATGCACCCCGCGGTAGCCGTAACGGGGCCATGCGTCCGGACGTGCTCCTGGTCGATGACTACGACACCGACCAGTCCGTCCGCAATCCGGACACCGTCAACAAGATGTGGGAATGGTGGGAAAAGGCCCTCTATCCGACCCGGGACCCGGCCCGTGCGTTGCTGGTCATCTTCTGCGGCAACCTCATAGCCCGCGACTGCTGCGTGGTGCGTGCCGGCAATATGGCCAACCACTGGGATGTGGTGAACATCCGCGACAAGGATGGGCGCAGCACGTGGCCGGCCAAGAACAGCGAGGAGAAGATTGACGAGACCCTGTCGAAGATCAGTACGGCCAGCCAGCAGACGGAGTACTTCAACAATCCGATAACGGAAGGGGAAGTGTTCCAGCAGCTGACCTACGGACGGGTGCCTCCTCTGACAAAATTCCCCTTCCTGGTCATCTATGGAGACCCGGCACCGGGCGAGAACAGGACGAAGAACAGCAGTACCAAGAGCTGCATCCTGATGGGGCAGCTGGCCGGCAAGGTCTACATCATCAAGGCCAGGCTGGACCGGGGACTGAATGCGGAATTCATCGACTGGTATGTGCAGCTGCTCGACTATGTGGGCGGGAAGGTGCCCGTCTATTGTTACATGGAGAACAACAAGCTGCAGGACCCCTTCTTCCAGCAGGTGTTCAAGCCGCTGGTGGCCAAAGTGCGCCGGGAGCGGGAAGTGGAACTCTACATCCACCCCGACGAGGAACGGAAGACCGAAAAGGCCACCCGTATCGAAGCCAACCTGGAACCGCTGAACCGGGAAGGGAACCTCATCTTCAATGAAGCCGAACGGGACGACCCGCACATGAAGCGTTTGGACGACCAGTTCCGGCTGTTTACGCTCCGTTTAAAGTTTCCCGCCGACGGCCCCGACTGCGTGGAAGGCGGGCTGCGTGTCCTGAAGAAGAAGGTCATGCAGCTCGAACCGGTCCAGGTGCTGCGGCCCCGCCGCCGGACGCGGAGACTGTAATCCTAACCCCAAAGAGACATGAGTACATTTATCAATCCCGAAGACTATGATGCCAGTATCCACCGCGAGATACTGGATGCCCTGGTACGCAGTGACGAAGCCATTGTCGAAATCTGCGAGGACCGGGCTGTGAGTGAAATGCGCGGCTACCTGTCGGCCCGCTACGATGTGGATGCCCTGTTCGCTGCCCAGGGCGCTGACCGCCATCCGCTGGTGCTGATGATGGCCATCGACATAGCCGTGTACCACCTGTTCTGCATCCACAACCCGCAGAAGATGTCGCAGATCCGCGTGGACCGTTACGACCGGGCTGTGGAATGGCTCAAGCAGGTGTCGCGCCGGCAGGTCACCATCGACGGAGCGCCGCTGCTCCCGGACGATACCCTCAAGCAGCAGTCCCCCTGGCTGATGCGCAGCAACCCCAAACGGACCAATCATCTCTAAACTGTCAGAACCATGAACATTTTCAACCATATCCCTCTCTTCCGGAACCGGAAGGCCGGGAAGAAGCAAGACAAGCGCATCACGCAAGGCGGGAACTTTTCGCCCGGAGCCACTGTTGTCCTGTCCGCTCCACGCCGTTTCGGCCTGGGGCTGGATGACTACATGACGGCCATCCGTGATGCGGAAAACGTGGACTATCCCCGTCGGGTACGTCTGTACGACCTCTATAACGACATACTGCTGGACCCGCATCTTTTTGCCGTCGTGCAGAAACGGAAGTCCGGCGTGTTGGGCCGGAAAATCCTGTTCCGCCGGAACGGGCAGGACGACGACAAGGTGAACGAACAGCTGGCCAGCCCCTGGTTCCTGCGCTTCGTCGAGGATGCCCTGGATGCCCAGCTCTGGGGTTTTTCCCTGATGCAGTTCTTTGTCAACAGACAAGGATGGATGGATTACTACCTGGTACCCCGCAAGCATGTCGACCTGCAGAACGGCACCATCCGCCACCGCCAGGAGAACCTGACGGGTGAACCCTTCGATAACTTTTCGGACCTTCTGCTGGTGAACGGCAAGGAGCCCCTGGGCATCCTGGCCCGCACGGCCCCGTATGTCATCTACAAGCGGGGGACGATGGGCGACTGGTCACAGTATGCAGAGCTGTTCGGCATGCCGGTCCGCAAGTACACCTACGATGCTGCCGACCCCGCTGCCCGGGAAGCTACCATCAGTGATGCGATGGACCAGGGAGGCGGCAGCGTTTTCCTGTGCCCGGACGGGACCAACCTGGAATTCATCGAGAGCGGAAACAAGACCGGGAGCAGCGAACTGTACTCCACCTTCGTGGAGCGCTGCAATGCCGAAATCAGCAAGGCGGTGGTGGGCAACACGCTGACCACGGAAGCCAGCGAGACCGGCACGCAGGCGCTCGGTACCGTCCACCGGCAGGTGGAGGACGAGTTGAGCAAACAGGACGGACTCTTTATCCTGAACCTGCTGAACTACGAGATGACCGACATCTTCGCCTCTCTGGGTATCGACACCCGTGGCGGATCATTCGTGTTTGCCGAAGAGGAGGAACTGGGCCTGCTTCAGAAGGCCGACCTGTTTGCCAAGGCCCGTCTGAACCTGCATCTGCCCATCAGCGACGATTACCTGTACGAGCAGCTGAAAATTGAAAAGCCGGATTCCTATGCACAACTGGTCCAGCGCATGGAAGAGGAAAGGATGCAGGATGGTCAACCGGACAACCAGCCGCAGAACAGGGCCCGTTCGCGTTTTTTCGTCCCAGCCCCGGGGAGCGGGGCTTTGGAGTGGTGATGAACGAACTGTACTACGGACAGCAGGAACTGCCCGACCTGGACGACATCGACTACATGGCGGGTGACGGCATCGTGCTGACAGCCCGGGAGGAGGATACAGCCGCCGAATTCACGTTCGACCGCGACATGCTGATGGACATCCTCAAGCGTATCTACAGCCGGGAGTTCCATCCGCTGACGGAAATCGAGGAGAGCCTGTTCGAGGAAATCTTCCGGATCATGACCGAAGCTACCGATGAAGGGTTCGTCCGGAGCGGAGCGGAAGTTCCGGTCGGGTTCCGGCAGACCGTAGACTACAGAAATGCCGTCTGGAGTGCGTTCAAGGTGCACCGGATGCAGCGTGATGTCGCTTCGCAGCTGTTGGATGCCAACGGTAGGCTGAAGCCGTTCGAACAGTGGGTGAAGGACGTGGACCCCCTGCTGAACCATCATGTGGACCACTGGCTGCACACCGAATACAACACAGCCGTGGCCCGTGCCCACCAGGCGGCCGACTGGCAGCGCTTCGAGGCGAACCGTGACATCATGCCCAATCTGAGGTGGATGCCCAGTACCAGTGCCAAGCCCGGAGCAGACCATCGCCCCTTCTGGGGAGTGACGCTTCCGATGGACCATCCGTTTTGGAACTCCCACCGGCCGGGCGACCGCTGGGGATGCAAGTGCAGTCTGGAGAACACCGACGAACCGGCCACGCCGCTTCCGGACGACCCGCAGCCGGAACAGAACCGTCCGGCACCCGGACTCGACAACAATCCTGGAGTGGACGGGAAACTGTTCAGCGATACGCATCCGTATGTCCGCGAAGCGACGAAGGAGGCGGCGAAGGTCGTGGAATCGTTTGTCGGGGAATACATGGAAGCCCGTTCCGCCACCCGTCAAAAGAAGAAGCCATGACCCCAGAGGAATTTCTGAACCGTCACCTGCCGCACAAACTGCAGCAGCTGCAGCAGTATGTCCGCCAGCAGGCTCCCCGCATTGTTGGCCAGATGGCCGTCAACCATGTGCGGAACGACTTCCGGTCCGGCGGACTGACGCACAACGGCTTCCACCGGTGGCCGGAAACCCGCCGGCAGCGGAGCGGTAGTGTCCAGGCTGCCGCCCAGTACGGACCGCTGCTCTCCGGACGGAACCACCTGATGAGTTCGATAACGGCACAGCCTGGAGAAGGGAGGGTGCGTATCTACACCGATGTGGAGTATGCGGCCATCCACAACAACGGGGGGACCGTACACCCCCGCATCACTCCCAAAATGCGAAAATTTGCCTGGGCCATGTATTACCGCGAGACGGGTGAACGGCCGAAGGGGAGAAGGGGGAAGCGGCGGAAGAGCCAACCGAAAGCCGTTTCCGAGGAAGCCCGGCGCTGGAAGGCGCTGGCGTTGACCCGCAAGCAGCGGCTAGACATCCGGATACCCCAGCGGCAGTTCCTGCCTCCGAGCATTTCGCCGGAACTCAAGAAACGCATCGACGAGCGGCTTGAGAAAGATATAGTACAAATCCTTCAATCCTGAAACGACAATGGAACACTATTTAAACGACATTCAAAAGCACATCAAACAGCACATGGGCGACGTGTTCTCGCTGATTGATGAAGATTGCGGCCAACTGGAATCCCTGCAGGACGGGCAGGACCAGTATCCGGTGACCTTCCCCTGTGTACTCATCGGCACGCCCGATGTCACCTGGCGCACGCTGAAGCCGTTCAACCTGCAGCAGGGTACGGCGATGGTGACGGTCAGGATAGCCATCGACTGCTACGACGACACCCATCTGGGCAGCACGCAGGAAGACAAGATACAGAAACGGATGGAACTGGCATCCCGGCTGAACGGATGGTTGCACGGATGGGTTTTCGAGGGATGCAGCCGGCCCCTGCTGCGGAACCGGAGCCGCCAGTATTCCTTGCCGGGCGGCATCAAGGTGTATGAAACGGTCTATACGACGGAAACCGAGGAAGACATACAGAAACCAGCTGAGCCTGTCCTTTAATCGAACAGGCTCAGCTGGCGCTTGGCTTCCTCCAGTCCGGTCAGTACGCGGGGGGAAGCGCTTGCATTGACAATGTTGTAGAACGTCTTTTCGCAGATGTGGAACTTGGGCCAGATGTAGCGGCGCAGGATTTCGCGGTTGCTCAGTCCGGAGCGGCTGTGCTCGTCGTAAATCCGCATGATTTCCTCCACACGGAAAATGTAGCTTCGCCCTACGATTTTTTGGGGTCTTTTCATGAGCGGTCAGGGTTGTTGGAATGAAACAAAGATACGAATTTTCTCGGCAAAAAGGAAACTGGATTCATGATAATTAGCACAAAAAGGACAACCCCCGAAAGGATTGTCCCCTTGATTTTGATTCGCTGTCGCGATTCTCTCTACATAGGCAAATATAGCACTTTTTTCATTCCCTGGGCTTGAATTTGTCCACCAGTTTCCATTTTATTTTGTCAAGCCTGTTATACAGCCAGTAGAACGGACCGACCAGCATGATATAGAGCAGGCAAAAAAACGCTGCAGGGATGCAATATAGGGCCCATATCAGCCACCAGATGATCTTCTTTTT